CACCATAGCTGGAGTGTTTCTTGGAACAGATTTGATGTTGCGGTATCTGTCAATAGCTCGGTAATTTCTGACCATTGTCCCGAAATAACTGTCCCATAGGTTTGTCTCAGAAGTGCCTTTGAGGATCTCTTCCCTAAGTTCATGAAGGTCAGTTCTTCTTCCTTGACCTCCAGGGATCCACGTACCAAATTCATAGGGTCCCTCTATCCTCGTCTCCGTCTTCATGCAATAGGCTCTCGCCTGAGCTCTCGTACCCCTCCTGCGTTCTAGGTGAATCCTGGGTGAGATCAATCGTTTCACCGTCGAGAAGCGTAATGCTTGGTTGAATTCTATGTAGCCCTGGATGTGCGTCGTGCCGTTCAAGCCTTCTTCTAGCTGGTAGACCATATACACGCAATCCCGTGATGTCGCAGATATCCCAGATAGCGTTAACAACTCCTCTTGGGTGGGGTTGTTCAGGGTGAAGCACCAATGACGCGCTCTCGAAGTCGTGTCCTCCAAGGTCTGCGACCCAGAAGTAGACTGGCTGGTCGCATCCTCTGCAATGCCCTCCAAACAACGGCATGTTGAATAGTTATTCCCGCAAATAGCACAGTCGAGTGCTTCGAAGACTTGTTGGGTTGCCATCGTGGATGGAAATTGTAGAATGAACGCTAAATGCCGCGGGTAGGGGGGGCGGGCGTCAGCCCTAGTATTACCCCCCCTACCTCGTGACTCGACCATGACCTACCCGTCCTAGTGTATAAACTACTGTCACGTTACGACCGTGACCAGTCCCACCCACCTGTCACAAAGCAAGATGCCTCGCGATTCTCCTCTCCCTCGTTATCATAGGCACCAGGCCGCTCCTTATCAGCCTTGGAGGCGTATAGCCCGTCAAGCTGCTGAAGGTGTAGCCGCTGGTATCCGTGGATATGGACCGAACACTGCGACCCTCGCCGCTAGTATGGGGTCTTACTTGTTTAATGCATGGTATCCTAGTCAAACCCCCCCGTCTTCTGGTGAATCGACACGTGTCACCTGGCAAGATACCCCTCCGCAGTCTGGTCTCACTTTCCCAGTTTCCTCCGGTGCCCCACCCGCTCGTAAGCGTTTAAGATTTGGGTCTGATCCAGTTATCCCATCCACCCCTAGTCAGGTGCCTGGCGGATCTTCCCAAACTGTTGTTCTTTCGAATTCTACGCCACGTAGTCAAAATCTGTCTCCTCATTGGCTCAGATTTAGCCACACACCTTCTCCCGTCAACTCTGAGTGGGGTCTTTCTACCCAATCACGTCTCGTACATCGCTGGCGCAAGCGCTCTCAGCCTTCCCAGCAACGTCATTTGTTCTATCTGAAGAGATTTGTGACCAATCAGAAGCTACGGTTCCTGTTACGCCGTCGCGCTCGTCTCCGTCCTCCTCGTCACTATCTCTCTACCGCAGTTCGTCAAGCTGCTCGCCGCGTTCGTTACCGTCGGAAGAAGTATCTGTTTGTTCGACCGTATCAGCGCAAGCAGGCTCGTCTCCTAGTTCAGCAAGCGAAGAAAAGTCTTTGGTTAGCGAAGCGTCGTTACCGCAATGCCCCGTTTTAGGAGATTCCTTCGTCGCCGTCGTCCCCTCCTCCGCAGGAGATTTCGCAGAAAATTCTCACGGAAGCGTCGTATGCTCAAGCGCTCTCGTAGAAAGCAGCGTGCTAAGTCTTATTTTTATGGTTACTCTGGTTCTAAGCACGTACATGGTGCTGCAGGCGATATAACGATCAACACTCCTGATCCTGAATCTGCAGAGAAGACTGGTCTCTTTGCCTGGCGTGATGCTCAAGAGATCTTTGAACAAGTTCGAAATATCGATGATCTTATCTTCCCTGGTCGTACTACTCTTGGTAAAAAGGCTGGTCGTATCAACTTGAACATTCGTGTCAAGGGTGAACAGCTGTTTCAGGTCTCTAATGGTAATCTAGCTGGTGCTGTTTGGTTAGAGGTCTATATAGTTCGCCCTCGTAAGGGTATACCTACTGCTGGAATCGGTTCTGGCCCTCATGTGCTTCCCGCCGATGTCCTTAATAATAATGCCAATGCCGCCTACGCTGGTGATTATGCTGATGCTCGTGGTATCACTTTAGGTGCTTCTCCTTTCCCTATTAATAATGCTACTTCCCAAGCTGCTCCTACCGTTAATAATTCCAACTTTGCTCACACACCTTACATGGTACCTCCGTTCACCGAGAATTGGAAGGTGGTTAAGCAGTTGAAATATATTATACCTCCCGGAGGGCAATGCATGTTTAAGATCAAGACTAGGTGGATGAACATCAACCGCGAAGTCTACCAACCTAAAGGTACTGGAGATGGACAGAACATTGCCGACTGGTCCATCTTTAGACCGTGGTTTGGAAAGGAAGTATTCTTCCGCTTTCATGGACAACCTGTGCATGACTCTACAACGGATTCACTTGTGAATTATGGAATCGCTTCACTCGATGTAGTGAATATCAAAAAGTATTGGTACTCTCACTCTGTCAGACCTCTTCCTTCTTATAGAATGGACACTGGTGCTGGGCAGGGTACTATCACGAATGCAAATCTACCTTCTGGTACAACTGAACCAGTTAAAGATAATTAATTGATTAGTTTTAGAAATGACTCATAGTTTGTTACTGTATGATGTTCTGTCTCACTTGGCAAATAGTGCCAAATGTTGACTCTCCTTACAAATGCATCAAAGTTTGGGATATTCTTATACCATTCGTCAGGTCTAACATTAGAAGTGAATAATAGGTTTTTAGAATCAAAGTTTATGAATCCTCCTTTACGTTCCAAGCGGAGAGGATATCGGTCACAGATTCGAAGCAATAAAGAGAATTTAATCCATCCGTAGTACTCGTCGAAGATGACTGTTTCGTGTTTGTCGTATTCGTCCCACCATTGGTCTTGTGACTTCCAATAGGCTTCTGGAAAGGTTTCATTACACCATTTGGACTTTCCCGTCCCAGTTGGTCCGTAAAGAACGTGCACCATAGCTGGAGTGTTTCTTGGAACAGATTTGATGTTGCGGTATCTGTCAATAGCTCGGTAATTTCTGACCATTGTCCCGAAATAACTGTCCCATAG